GGATAATCCCGTAGAGGAAGATAATAATTACTCGGGAATGGCTTGGTCGGCTGCACGAGTTTATCCACAGAACGGTGTATTGACTTTGAAGATAACAAACTGCACTTTTGAAAATATGGCTCTAGGGTATCTGAACGGTAAAAATGGAGTGTTCAAAGATAATTATATTAAAGGTGGCTCAGGTGGTGGTTGGCAACTGTATTTAGCTAATTATGTGAACTGCGAGGACTGGTCTAATAACACTTGGAATTCTTGCCCGACAGGTATCCAGCTAATCCAGACTATATCCAATACGACAATCAGAAATGATAAAGGGCTAAGCACTTGGGGGGCTATCGGCTCTACCTCTTTCTTTGTACCCAAGTCAGCTTGTAACCTGATTAACTTTGTTGTGGACAACCCTGACTTTAACATCACCTTAAACACGACCGAGCAACCCTATATGATTGAGGGTTCATATATTGCAATTACTAATGAGGGTGGCACGACCAACAAAGACCGCAGTGTATTCCGTAACGGCACAATCTACCGTACAGGCACAGGACTATCTGACACTACCGTCCGAACAGCAGGGGGTTATGCACTAAAGTTTGACTCTCGCAATGGTAGCGACCTAATGACTTGGAAACAAACTATCCCAACAGGTGATATCCAGAACAAGACAATGTTCGTATCAGTCTGGGTCAAAATAAGTAACTCAGCTTACTGGGCAGGTACTCACACCAACCCCACACTGACTATAACCTATGACCAAACCACAACTACTAGCACAGTCGCCACTAACACAACCGATTGGCAACTACTGTCTTGTGTGTTTACCCCAGCAACTAACTATGGACAGATTGAAATGAAACTAACAGGTGCGAGTGATGCAACCTCACCAAATAATGTCTTTTATGTCGATGATGTGAATGTATCCTACCCTGCTGGTGTAGCAGTTGATTTAGGTGGACTTGACCTCTGGGCTAATGGACTACCTGTCGCTCCTGCGATTGCCACTGTACCTAGTCTTGCAGGGGTGTGGGACGAGCCATTATCTGCACACACAATTGCTGGTAGTGCTGGAAAGATATTGAAAGACGGGGCAGATAACGCAGAGCTGGCGGCTATTAAATAGAGTTGTTGACAGTAACGGTGGTTGTTATTTAATACACTTGTAACTTAGGAGAATTATGAACACAAACTACGTTAAGGCAACCATTGAGGAGAAGAAGGCTGATGAATTTACTGCTGTTGCCTCTTCAAGCGTTGTTGACCGTCAGGGCGAGGTGATACAACAAACTGGCTGGGATCTAAAGAACTTTAAAGCTAACCCGATCCTTTTATGGATGCACGATCATACTAAACCACTAGGCAAGGCAACTCGTGTCTGGCTTGATAAAACTGGAGCTACCCCAACCCTAAAGTTTAAGGGTGTAATATCTGATGCTACTGAATGGGGTAAGGCTGCCAAACAATTAATGGAAGAGGGTATATTAAATAGCTTCTCAGTTGGATTCCGGGCCAATGAGATTGATGACAACACGATTACTAAAGCTGAACTTTATGAAATTAGCTTAGTTACCGTACCGGCCAACCCTGAAGCACGGCTTGTAGCTGGCAAGGCTCTAAAAGAAGCCGGTATCAGTGATGAGATTACCAAAGAGTTTGAGGTTACTGAACTTGAGTCGTTAAAACTCAAGATTAAAGAGTTAGAATCTGTAATAAATTCGGAAAAAGAGTTGCAAAGCTCTGCTCCGATAAGGTCGAAGCAGGAGGTCGTTTCTAAGAGATTAGAGCTATCCAAAGTGGTAGCTAAGGCTGCTGACAGACTAATAGTAGAGTCAAAAAGCCCAAAGACGGTCAACCATGCAAAAATGATAAAAATAGCTAGTGAAAAGCTAATTTCTGATATGAAAGGAGACCTATAGATGGGTTTACTCGCAGAATTAAGAAATAAGCAAGCAGCAGGTACTATCACTGACGCAGAAGCTAAACAATTGCAAGAACTTGAAGCTGACATCAAAGCAGAAGAAAGCGACGACGAAAAAGCAATTGAGGAAGCAGCATCTAAATTTGCAGATAGCGTTTCAAGCAAAGTTGACGAGAAAATGTCTAAGTTAGACGAACTCGTTGCTAAGTTTGAACAAGTTGAAGCAAAGGTCACAAAGGCTTCAAGCCCAGTAATTGTTGATCAAAAAATGGGTGAAGTAACTGTTAAACAACTAGAAGATGAGAAGTTTGAAATTGCTGAACGTAAACAAGCTGGTAAAAAGAATGTTACCGTCAGTCGTAAAACAATCCACATGCTACAAGCTCTTGTACAGGGTGATCGTCAAAAATTGCAGATCCTTACAGAAGGAACTCCTGCCAATGGTGGTTACTTAGTACCAGAAGAGTTTGCAAACATGATTGTTGAAGATCGACGTGACGCAACAGTTATGCGCCAACTTGGTACAGTGATACCTGTTACGACAGACACCTTCCACCTTCCAACTTTGGCTACACGTCCACGAACCTTCTGGCGTTCTGAGGCGGCTGTAAAGAATACCTCTACAGCAACCTTTGGCGAGATCGTTCTTACCCCTTACTCACTTGCATCAATCGTCCCTCTATCAAACGAGTTGGTCGCTGACGCACAGTTGGGTACTGGTGGTTCAATCGTTAACTTGATTGCTAACTACATGGGTACTGCTCTTGCAGAAGAAGAGGACAAAGCTTTCTGGACAGGTAACGGTTCTGGCAAACCAACTGGTATTGACAACTATTCGTTTACAACGCTTACAGCAAGCGCAACAGACGCATCACGTGCAGACACGATTATCCAGGCACTTTACAAGTTGCCACAGGGTTACCGTAGCAGCGCAGTGTGTGTGGCTAACAAGAATACTTGGGCTAAGGTTGCAACGCTTAAAGACAACAATAACCAATACCTACTAACAGGTTTGGCAAACAGTCCTTCTCCAGTACTTCGTGGTCGTCCAATCTATGAACAAAATGACATCGGTGATGGCAAAATGTTCGTTGGTGACTTCAAAGACTACTTCATTGCTGATCGACAAGGTGTAACAGTTGATGTTTCAACTGAAGCAACCGTTGGCGGTAAGAGCGCATTTGAAAGCAACTTAACATACGTTCGTGTGGAAAGTCGTGTTGACGGTGAGCTTGCGATTACAAACGGAATCGTAGAAGTAGGCGGACTTGGTACAGTCTAGTAGCTTGCCTACGCAGTCCCTTCGGGGACTGTAGGGAGGTTATTATGAGAGTAAAGATAATTAAACCCCACAAGAAATACGCCGTCGGCCAAACCATCCAGGTATCAGCCAATGAGGGCTTTGGGCTTATAGACGGCGGGTTTGCAATCCAGACTAAGGATGTAACCACAACTGAATGGCAAAGTAACAAGAAAGTAAGCAATGGCAGATCTCGTAAGCTGGGCGCTCACCACAGTAAGTGACGTTAAGGAGTCTTTAGGTATAGATAGTGGCGACACATCTAAGGACAACATTATTAAGCGCAAAATCAATCAAGCTACGCAAATGATTGAGGGCTTTTGTAATTTGCCATATAACCACCACTTTGTTGTAACGACCTATACTAATGAAGAATATGACGGACAGGGTAGTAACGCCCTGAGCTTATATATGCGGCCAGTAGTTAGTGTTAGCAGCTTTCAGATTCGCAACACAACTGAGAACCAAGACAGCTGGAGTGACATAGACAGTGATGATTACTTTGTTGATAACAACGCTGGCGTGTTGGAGCTTAACTTTACGCAATCTCAGGGCTGGAATCGCTACCGTGTAACCTATTCGGCAGGGTTCAGTGATGTGCCGTATGACCTTAGTGAGTCCTGCGCAGCCATAGCCGCCTTTTATGTTGAGAATAGTGCATCAGGCACAGCTGTTAAGCGTAAACAAGAGGGACAGAGGAGTATTGAATACTTTGACCCAACGTCAGGCGGTGGCGGTGGTTCAATCATTGAGCAATTAGGCCTTGATGATGTTTTGCAGCGATATGTTCAATACAATCTGCAAGATACAAAATGATTTACTTCAATAGTGATGAAATCCAAATATACCGACAGCGTCGTATAGGCTCTACGAACCGCTACAGCGTGTCTGCTACCTTTACTGCGTATAATATGGATATTCAGCCAGAAAGTCGCCCAGACCGCCTGCAAATGTCTGGAAACCGCTATGGAACGCAATGGGTAGGCTTTATTGATGCTAATGTAGATATTAAAGAGGGTGATGAGATTAGGGTTACTGATACCGGCAAGAAGTATGGTGTAAAAGGCGTACAGAAGTGGGCCGGTGCTGGCCTGTTAGATCATATAGAATTAACCCTCATTAGTCAGGACGGTGTATGAGTGACGTTAGCATAAAGATTAAGAACCTACCGCAGATACGAGCTGCTTTTGCGAAAAGTCCAGTTATAATGACAAAGAATCTCCGTAAAGCTATAGAGACTGCACTATTAACTGTTCAGCGACAGTCAATTATAAATGCACCTCGGCGTACCGGATTCTTGAAAGCATCACACCAGTATAGAATGTTAAGCAATTTATCCGGTTACGTGCAGCCCACAGCCTATTACGCAAGCTTTGTTCATGACGGTACACGCTTTATGAGGGGGCGACCATTCTTACGGCAAGCAGTCGCCGAGAAGGAATCTGAGATTGATAGGTTGTTTCAAACGGCGGTACAGGATACCTTAGATGAAATAGCAAGGAGTACACCATGATTCAATCTGTAATGACAGAACTAAAACATCAGGTAATTGATAAAATAGAGGCGTTAGATAACGTACAGGTTGTCTATCCGGCCGAAAACATGAATCCATCTGGTTGGCCGTCAGTTTTTGTAGTTATAAGCGATATGGAGGGCGAGTTTAGCTCTACAGCTGAAAACTCACGAGTCTATTCTTATGATTGCTTAGTCTTATTCCCAGAGGGTCAGAACTTTGTACCAGCCAGCGAGAACGATCGTGAAGATTACGCCGAACAGGTGGTGGGTGGAGTTGTTGACAGTATTATCAATGCAATAGATACTGACTTTGAGCTTGATAGCTTGCCAACAGATACGACGGTATTATTCGTAAATGCAGCAGATTGTCTCTGGGGTAAATACGAAACCGAGGCTGGCATCTGCAAAGCAGCGCAAGTAACATTAAAGATTTACACCGAGACAACGGTGGTATAAGGAGATAAAGATGACGAAATTCGTTGGCCGACGTGGTTCACTAGCCCTAGCGATTGAAGATACCAGGGGTGTGCCATCTTCAACATCCGGCGATTATTTCTGGGTTCCTGTAGCTACAATGAGCTTTAAGGACACCATTGAAGAAGCACGGGAAGATCAGGGCATGGGTGTTATCGCCGACGGTGATAGTAAATATGTAACCCTAAAAATGGGTGAAGGTGATGTAGAAGCGCAACTTTACAGTAATGCACTTGGTGTGGTATTAGCAGGAGTATTAGGTGCAGTACCATCAAGTTCTGGTGGCAACCCATATACCCATACATATACACTAAGTAATTCAAATCAACACCAAAGCGTATCTATTTACTGGAGCGACCCAGATCGTAAAGATATGTATAAACTGGGTATGATTGATTCATTCCAGGTTTCAGTTGAGCCAGGTAAGATTGTTGACTATACCATCGGCTTTAAATCAAAGACGGCTGACGAGTGGTCAACTTTGTCATCCAGCTACACAAGTTTAGGCACTAAATTCTTGCACCAACACGCATCAGTTAAACTTGCGGCTGACACTGCCAGCCTCGCTGCTGCTACAGCCCTTTCTGTTAAGAAGCTGGAGCTAACTATAAATAAGAATACGATGTTTGACTCAGTAATGGGAACGGTTGAACCAGAGGATGTATTAAACCAACAGCTCAGTGTTGAGGGTTCACTTGAGTTGAACTTAGAAGATGATACCTTCCGTGACTATATGCTTAATGGTACTTATAGAGCCTTAGAGGTTAAGCTGTATGCAAGCAGCAGCGCATCACTGACGCTACAATTCCCAAGAGTTGACTTTAGCCAGTGGGAGCCAGACTATACACTTAACGAGATTGCAAAACAAACAATTAACTTTAAAGCTAATTACGACGCAGCTAATGCAGCAAATATAATTAGCACCTGTACACTGATTAACACCACAACAAGCTATTAAACAAGGAGGGTCTTGTGGCTAAAATAATTATAAAGAAACGAGTGAATCTTAGTTTCTTGGGTGAAGAACATAAAGACGATTATCTCGTTTTTAGCTCAATCCCAGTAAAAGAATTTCGTAAGTTAATAGACAGTAAACCAGATGATAGCAACGGTGGACAGGTAGACTTCATAGTAGAAATTTTAAAAGATAGGTTTATTGAGGAAAAGTTGCTCGGTGAAGATGTTAG